AAGAAGCTACTGAGGGAGAAGTTCTCCAACTTTAATTTTTAATATGAGTTGTATTTACATTCAAAATAAGGTATAATAATAGTATGGCTATCAAACAAATATATCTCACAGAACAAGTTCCTGCGGATCATCTTCTAGGAACGTTCCTTGATGATTCTCATTATGATACTCTTATAGCAGAGGACTGTGATATCTACAAGCCTATCTACAGGAAGAAAGGAGACACTGCCAATGATGGTGAACAGAATCTTCTTCTGAAGTTCCGTCGGAATGTATTCTCTCCGGAGCATGTTAAGTGTGCATATGGTGGGTTGAAAGAAGCAGCCCAGGCTTCTCAGAACAGAGGTATTGCGGCAGGACCCAGAACTGAGAAGTCCACAGGCCGTGACTGGGTAACACTTATTCAGGAGAAGCTGCTTGATGTGTTATCAGGAACTGCATCAACTATTGATTCTTCTGATCCTATCCAGGATGTCTATGATAAGTATGAAAGTGACTCCAGCCAGGTCGGACCTCGAGGTTCAGTTTGGTTGACTCAAAAACGACCTACAGGCTTTGACTTTAATGAGTGGGTGCATAAAACAAAGAAACTTAGTGCAGCCGAAAGAACCAAAGAGGTCGAACAAGTTTATGATTGGATTTCAGATACTTCTTATGCCAATCCTGTCAACTCAGGAATTGCTGGGTACTTTGATCGGTACCCTAGGATTCCTTATTGTAGGACGACGGCATACACTGCAGCAAATACCCAGAGCTTTGAGTCTGCCATTCCGTTTATTGAAGCAGTATCGGATCAGTTCAAGGCACTGATTCCTGGAAGATATGAGGCCCAGAGAGAAGCAATGGCTCATCTGGATTCCAGCTTCAGAGTAGGTAACTCCGTATATACTACCATCACTGTGAACAAGACATATAGAACTGCGGCTCATCGAGATGCCGGGGATCTTGCAGAAGGTTTTGGTAATCTTACCTGTACCTGGGATGGAGTTCGTGGCTGGGAAGGAGCATATCTTGTATTCCCTGCATTCCGGTGTGCCGTCAATGTAAGACCTGGTGATATGCTGGCGATGGATGTACACGAGATTCATGGCAATACTCCTATTCATTCTGAGAATGGAGACCACGAACGAATCTCTATTGTATGTTATATGCGTGAGAAGATGGCTAACTGTAAGAGCAAGGCATATGAAGAAGCCAGATACCGATTTGTTGAGACTCGCAGACTAGATAAGACTCGCAGTGAATGGTTCGACAAGTGGAATGGAATTTCTACTGGCATGTGGGACACCGATGAATGGTATAAGTTCCTTCTTGATAATGGCCTACACGAATATGCAAATGCTATGAATACCAAGAAGGCTGTGAATGCTGGATTGGATATTTAATGTGTGCCATTCTTGGAGGAAGTTACAGGTGTCTTACTGCAGATGACATTCAGAGTATATGCCGACTCTTTGAACACTCTCAGATAAGAGGCAAGCATGCCACAGGGATTAGCTATTGTGATGGAGATTCGATCACAACCATCAAGTATCCAATCCCTGGTAAGGAATTCATCAATAGTATTGACCTGAATCCTTTCATCGGTAAGGAGTTTGCCTTTATTGGTCACTGCAGATATTCCACTAGTGATCTAGAATACAATCAACCAATTGCTGATGATGATCTGGCCATAGTACACAATGGAGTGATCACTCAGGAACCTTTTGAAACCTGGCAGGGAGAATTCACCACCAAGAATGATTCTGAGTTTGTGTTCAAGTCTCATAAGACAGGCTCGAATCCTATTGTAGATTTCCCTGGTGCCTCTTTGGCAGTGTGTGGATTGACCAAGAATGACATATTCTTCTATCGAAATGGCAAACGTCCTTTACATTACTGTTTGATAAATGATAACTTGATTATTTCATCAACATATGATATAATAGTAAGGTCGGGTATTTGTACCTCAGGTGAGATATCAAAAGCTGTGCCAGGCTTTACTTATTCTTTTGATAGATGTAAACTGGATCTCAAAGAACTGCAGGAAATGAAGGAGTATATCGATGCCATATAATGTGAAAGATTTCACCTGGGGTTATGAGATTGAGTGGGGAGATATTGATCGTCGCCTAACAGTTCCTGCTGAACTTGGTAAGTGGGAATATGCAGAAACTGATATTGTTAATCTGCAAGAACCGTATACATATGTTGCCTGTGATCCTCTGGGTACCAGTCCTCCGATGGGCGGAGAGATTAATACTGTGCCTACAAGAACTCTAGAGTCTCAGGTAGATCGGATCATGACGCTGCACGCTTTCTTCGAACAGAATGGTAATATTCCTAGTGCTGCTTGTGTCAATCACGGGCACCTTCATGTGTTTGTTCCGGGATTGAAAGAGGATCTATCCTCACTAAAGAAACTTATTGCATACATCAAGGCCAATCAAAAGGATACTATCGAAGCCTGTTATAGGTTCAAAGAATATCCTGAGATGAAGCAGTGTAAGAATGCAAAGATGTATCTGAAGTATGATGGTGGTCGTGAGATGCCAGACTATATGTCGGATAACATTGTCAATCTTGCAAAAGACTTTGACCACTTTATCAGGCTGCATGCAGCAGGAAAGGATGGAGTTTCTATGGGACGACCTTTCCGATATGCAATCAATACATACTGTATGAAACACACAGGAACTCTGGAGTTTCGTTGCTTCCGTTCTTCCACAAACAAAGCAGAGATCGAGGCCTGTTTCAGGTTTGCTGAGAGATTCGTTGCAGCTGCTTTGAATGATGGACCATCAGTAAAGGAAATTCTATCGGCTGAGCAGTTCAACTTCCCTGCCTTTGTATGGAACATCAATGAGTACTCAGGTTGGGTTCGCACAAAGTGGGATAAGGAAAGAGGCAATAAGAAAAGAGAGTATGTTGCAATTACATAACTGCACCAGAGAAGAATTTGTTTCTTGCATAACAAAAGACAAAGGCGATTCGTTTGCCAAGACATTTGTTGCCAAGGCAGATATGCAGAAGCAATGGGAGTATTGTATTGGTGCCTATGTGGGTGATGAACTTCTAGGAGCAATCATCACCACTATCTCGAAACGTCAACCATTGGTTGCCAACCTACAGCTGCTGCATACATTTGTGAAGCACCGAGCCCTGGGAGTTGGTAAGAGACTTTGTGCCGAGTCGCTAGTCTGGGCGAATTCTAAACAAGCCCATTACTTCAGAGTATCTGCTGAGATACCTGCTATTCCTTTTTATGAGAAGATTGGCCTCAAATTCTGGGGAAAACAAAAGAGTGGATGTCAACTGTCGATGTTCCGGATAGCAGGGAATGACTTTTCTGAAGGCATCTATGACTACTGGGATCCCATTATACACAAAGCAATCAATAGTGGTCGCAAGGGAAGTTGTGTTGAAGTCTTTGAATTACCTGAAGATCGTCAAATGAAGTTTGACTTTTTGGATCGATTGTAGTATAATAGTATAGGTGATACTTGACTAATAGAGAATTATTCATTCGTTGGTATGTGTGGTCCCTGAACTTCAAAGACTGCGATCCGGCTGTGTGGGCCACAAACTATCTCAACTCTAGATATGAACACAATGATGAGGAACGAATCTGGCTGTGTTGGTTGTATGGCAACACCTACTATCTTCCTACTGCCTGGATTCTTAAGAATGAATTTCCTGATTATGAACTTGCATCCTATGATCGGATCAGTGATTGGAATAAGAAGAATTATAGTAGACTAAGATACCAAACAGACACCAAGTGGAATAAGGGTCATCTACCACAGATGTTTGCCTCTTATCAGAAGTTTATCGGCAATAGATCCCAAAGAGAAGTCATGGAGAGTTACTATGGCAAAGATGAAAAAGAGTCGTTTGACAATCTCTGGGTGGCTATTAAAACAGGTCTGCATAAATTCGGTCGTTATTCGACTTGGTTTTATCTTCAGCATCTTTCTCATACTGCTGGTATTTCTATTGAGCCTACTAGTCTCATGCTTGATGATTATTCTGGATCCAGGTCCCATCGTAATGGCTTGTTGTTTGCTCTAGGACGAGGAGCAGAGTATGATGATAAATTCACTCCTAAAGAATATGCAGTATTGGAATCTGAGTCTGCTTCTATTCTTGAAGAGGCTCGCTCAAGGTTTCCTCGTCTTCTGAGCCAGATAGACTTCTTTACCATGGAAACTTGTCTTTGTTCTTTCAAGAAGATCTTCCGAGAGAAGAATGGAAGATATCTGGGATATTATCTGGATCGTCAGAGCGAAGAGATCTTGAAGGTAGAAAAGGATGATTGGAGTGGCATTGATTGGGATGTTCTGTGGCAATCACGTGATGAGAGTCTGGATCCCAGGCTGAGTGGTCGAGATCAGATTAACAAACAGAAGTTTTCTTTCTACCTCAAACACGGTATAATAGATAATATGGACTGGATGTTTGGCGAGAAAATGCAGGTTGGATTGGAGAATCTATATGATTAAAGTGCTTGCTATTGGTGGAGAACCTTGCTCAGGCAAGACGACTCTGGTAAAGAGATTCATCAATGAATCTGGTCTGAAGTTTGAGAAGATCAAAGCAGCCAAACTGCTTGATGCACTGTATTGCAAAGAAAAGGATCTATACATCTTTGGGATCTATGATGATTCAGGAGCAACCTTTCAGGGAACAGATAGACTTTCTATGGCTGTTCAACCCAATGCTGTGGAGTTTATCAATAACCTTTCGAATGGTACTGTGATCTTTGAGGGTGATCGATTGTTCAATGCTAAGTTTTTGGGATGTTTGTCTGAAGCTGTGCTGCCTGATAACTTTCGCATTCTTGTTCTTAAGACAAAGAATGAGGTTCTTGAGGAACGACATGTGTCCAGGAATGATACTCAGGATGTTACATTCAAGAACTCCCGAAGAACCAAGGTGAATAACATTCTATCCAATCTTGATCTCCGGGAGTATACTAAGGTGATGCAAAACAACAATCTAGAGGAACAACAAAAAGTCTATGACTTTTTGCAGTGGGTCATTTAAGTAGCACTGCTTCTGGTCACTATACCGAATACATCCTGATTAAAGGCTTTGCGGATATAGTCTCTTGAATCTCGAT